TCGGGCACACCCACAACCACACCCCCCCACCGGAACGCGGGGGGGGGGGGTAGCTATCACATTTATTTTGTTAGCTTTACAACATTATTAAAATGAAAAACACATTAACAATATGCTGCTTTACTTTACTCCTGGCAGCCTGCGCCAGCCCTGAGCCTGAGCCAATCTGGCGGCCCGCTCCGCTTCCCTCGCCTACTCCCATGGAAATTCTTATTGAGACAAGCCCGGCGGGCGGCCTTGTGGACTGGAACGGAAATGTTCTCGGCAGCTCACCCGTCACGCTCACCATCACGCCCCGGCTTGGAATAGGAGGCCGCCCCATCTGGCCAAACACCGGCGCAAACGCCCACATTTTCCGCGCCCGCTGGCCCAACGGAGCCCGCGCCGCCGAGCTATTCATGGCCGACGAATTGCCACCCCAACGCATCGCCATCATTTGCCCCGCAGCCCGCAATCCCCTCCTCGAAATCATCGCCGCACAAAATAAAAAACTCACGCAAAAGAAAACGCCGTGACCCGCAGAGCACCATTTTATCAGCCTCCGCAAGTGTCAAGCACTTTCTAAAAAAATATTTTCAAAAAAATAAAAATAATTCTTGCACTCCATTCTGAACCTCCGTAGGTTCATTTCCGCAGGCCACCAACGGCCCGCCCGAGTCGGTCGGCAACCGGCACCAAAAAACCGCGTCAGACGGTATCTGACACAGAAACAAATGATCCAAAAAATCGAAAAAGCCGTAGCGGTCGCACTCGCCACCGCCTCCATCCTCAGCCTCGCCCTCGGCGCGGCTTTCACCCTCACCCACGGCCCCGCCGCATTTATCGGCGGCCTCGCCCTCTTCCTGGCATTCGCCGGATTTGCCGCCACCCTCAACCCAACCATCTAAGAAAGGCCCCATATTATGACAATCACACGATTTGCCCGCACCCGCAGCAACGGCGCAGTGAACTACACCAGCCGCAACGGCTCCATCCCATTCGACCAACTCCGCCAGATCGCCCCTTCGGTGTTCGCCGAGCAGGCCCACAACAGCCGGTCAGCAGCTTACAAATACATCCCAACGAGCGAAATCCTCACCGGCCTTGCCCGTGAAGGCTTCCGCCCTTACGCCGTCATGCAGGGAGGCAGCAGAGAAGAAGAAAAACGCGGCTTCACAAAGCACCTTTTGCGCCTCCGCCACGACAGCCAGCCCCTCCAGGTCGGCGGCACGCATAACGAGATCGTCCTACTCAACTCCCATGACGGCACCTCCTCATACCGCCTCATGGCCGGAGTTTTCCGCCTCATCTGCGGCAACGGCATGGTAGTAGCTCAAAACCTCATCGACGACATCCGCATCCCCCACAAAGGAAACATCGAGGGCCAAGTCATCGAAGGTTGCATCAGCATCCTCGACCGGCTCCCCGAGGTCTCCGAGAGCGTCAACGAGATGGCCGCCCTCCGGCTCACCGAAGGCGAGCGCCAAGCATTCGCCCGCGCCGCCCTGGTCGCCAAATACGACGACGCCGACAAGCCCGCACCCGTCACCGCCGATCAGGTCTTGACCCTCCGCCGACATGAGGACGCAGCCCCTACCATGTGGAACACCCTCAACGCCGTGCAGGAAAACCTTATCCGTGGCGGCCTGCGTTACAACCAACGCAACGAAAACGGCCGCCTCGTAGCCCGCCGCCGCACCCGCGAAGTCGGAGGCATCGACCAAAACACCAACATCAACCGCGCCCTGTGGGCCTTGGCTGAGGAAATGAAGAAACTGAAAGCCGCCTAATCTCAACCCGGCGCGGGTCCGATCCCCGCGCCACCTTTCAAAACATGAGCACCACAGCACTACCAGCCTGCCACGAAGCCAGCCCCCAGCACGCCGCCTATGTCGCCCGAGTCGAAGAACTCGAAGCCGAAGGTTGCGACACCAGCGACGCCCAGGGCATTGCTGACATGGAATTCGACGGACTATTGACACAAACCAAAAAACCAACCAAACCAACGCACAAAATGAAAACCATCATTGTTGATCCGCATATACATTGCCAACTCTTACCCGACGGAAGAGTTGAAGTGTTGGATTTAAACGCCCGATTTGAAACCACACGGAGGCGTGTTTTCCAAACTGCCAAAAATGCGGCGGCCAAATTGCGTATTGACCTTAAGGACGCGCTCGATTGCGAATTAGAAGCAGGCGAGAGCGGCGAATTTAAATGGAAAGGGCGGCCTTTTCCGCTCAATTCCGCTTTAAAAGAGTTGGAGGACGCAAAATGAAAACCGAAATCAAATTCCAAACCATCGGCACGCGGGCCGTTGTCTCAAAGAAAATCACCCCAGAGCAGGCCGCCGAAATCATGCAGAAAAACCCAAACTTTACTCAGGTTGACACGCCCGCCGGTTATTACCCAAGGCCCAAGCCATGACCCCCGAGCAACTCAACCGCGCCGCCTCCTCGATGGAGGCGGCGCTTGCCCGTCTCGACATCGAGCCCGGCGTCACTACGGCGGCCGAGCTGGCCGCCGACGACGCCGAAATCCTGCCCGCCCTGGTGGATGGCCAGCCGGTAATTACCCCCGAGCCGAACTACAACCAGGCGGATAGCCGCGAAAATTGAACCCCAACCAACCCACCCCATAAAAACTCAACCCGCGCCGGACGGCATCCGGCACCGAAACCATGGAAACCCTCAAACTCTACAACGCCTTGGCGCTGCTCACCGACACCGCAAAACTGGTCTTGAGCGACATTAAAAACCCAGACACCCTCGCCGCCAACCTCGCATACCTCGCCCAAGCCATGCGCGCCGCCGAGAAAATCCTTTTGAAACATCCCATCCCATTTAACCAATGACACCCGACATCGAACCACACGGCAACGCCAACAACCGCCACAACGCCCGCAACCCCGAGCTGGAAAACATGACCGCCAAAATCCAATTCTTCTGCTGGCCCGAAGAAAAGAGCGCCTGGATCCGCGCCGCCCACCCCCAACGCCTCAGCGCCTGGATCCGCCAACAACTCAACCAAGCCACCGGCCGACCAGAAGAACCCACCGACGAAGAACGCCGCCAAATCAAAATGTGACGCCAAAAACCCAAAAATCGAGCGTAACTTATTGAATGAAAACTTCTAACCACACTCAGAAGGTTAAACCCCACCCGTCCCCAAAGTTGTCCCCCTTTCCCATAACCCCATGATCACCAATAAAACAATGACTACCTACGGATCAGAAGGTTTGAGGTTCGACTCCTCATGGCTGCACTTCCTCTCCCTCTGCAAACCCGCTTCCAGCCTGCTTCTGCGGGCTTTCTCAGGTTTCCTGTTGCACGACCAGCATCGTCAGCATTGCTGTATTTTCGCGTCCCAGTTGACCCCAAAGTTGTCCCCGCTTAAGGTTGTCCCCGCGATATGAGACGGCATAACGAGGTTTCGGTTTATTGGCGGGAGGAGGCGGGGCGGCATCCGGCTTGGTATTACCGCGTGCAGATTGATGGCCAGCCCAAGAAGTTTTCCACGGGCGTGACGACTTACAGCGAAGCGGGGCGCAAGCAGGCGATGCGGGCGGCTGAGAAGCTGGCGGCGGCGCTGCGCTCGAAGGATGAGCACCAGCTTGCGGCGGTGGTGAAGCGGCCGGGCTATGCAAAGTGTGGGGAGGTGGCGGCGATTTACAAGGAGCATGGCCCCGAGAAATCGGCGACGAAAAGTTTGAGCCGGTTTGCGGCTTTTGTGCGCGAGGTGACGGGGCGGCAGGATTGGGAAGAGCAGAGCACGCACCAGGTGCTGACGGCAGCGGCGCTGCGAGGATGGATTGAGGTGCAGAAAAAGACCAAGACAAAGAAAAAAGGAGCGGAAGATGAATTGCGTTCGGAGAGCGGGATTCACACGGATGTTCAGACGATCAAGAGCATCGTGGCCCGCAAAAGATTTTACCTATTCAAGGATCTCAAGCTGCCAAATCTGGAGGAGTTCTGGAGCGTCGCGGGCGTTGCTGCTCCAGACCAGGCTTATGATCCGGTGGACCGTGAGGTGATGCGTGCTATGGATCGGGCGGCGCGGATCCCGCTGCGGCGTCAAAATAAGCGCGTATGGGCCATCTACTGGCTAATGCGCAAGGCTGGGCTGCGTAACAGTGAGGTGGAGGTTTTGGAGTGGAGCTGGGTTGAGTCCAAAGATAACCAAGTTCACATAGCCATGCTGCGGCGGGCAAATTGGAAATCCAAAAACAAAAAATACGGGCGCGTGCCGTTCAACCCCCGCCTTATGAGATTGATTCGCGCCGCGCTTGGAGATGAGGGCGATTTTGTGATCCCGAGGACAAGCGACGCGGACGCCTACAACCTCACGCATTACGATATTAACAAATTTGTGCGGCGGTTTATTCCCGACGGCAGCAAGGGGGCTTACAACCTGCGGAAAGAATTTGGCTCTGCCATTGTCGAGCGCAATGGGATCGAAACCGCTGCCAAGCTCCTGCGGGATAGCATCGCCGTGGTGGAGGCTCACTACTTCGGCCTGCTGGACCGCCCGAAGCCGCTGTAATTCCCCTCGGCGCTGGAAAAATCTGGCCGAGGGGGTGTGCAAAAATCACGGCCCGTCTGCTGCGACCATTTCGGCTTGGGTGGCGGCGTCGGCGGCTATGGCAGCTTCGTATTCTTGCTTGGCGCGGGTCTTGAGGTCGGGGCGGGCGAGGAGGATGCGGTATTTGGCGGCGGTGGCGGCTTTCTCCAAGGCGCGGGTCATTGCTTTGGCTTTGATGTCCCATGTGGCTTTGTCGTAGCGGGGATCGGAGAGGACGAATTTCTCCAGCGCGGCGATGCTGAGGGCTCCCATGTCTTTCTGCATGGCACTGATCTCTTCGGAGCTGAGGCGGACCTTGACGCCTTCGAGGGTGAACTCCGGTTTAACCTGGTTCGGGATGGCTCCGGCCTCGGCGGTGTATTTGTAAACCTTGCTCATCTCGGTGAGCGCAGGGCTGCCTTTGATGTAGGAGACCATCGAGGGATTGAAGAGGACATTGAAGAGCGTGTTGCTGTCCTTGGCCCAACGCTCGATGGGTTGGCCGGTGATGTCGTATTTCGGCGGGAGGGTTTGGCTTTGGCCGGGGAGTTGCGCCTTGAGTTCGTTGATGAATTGGCGAGCTGGGGAGCTGTCGCGGGTTTCGCGGACGGCGTTGTCGGTGAGTTGCATCCATTGCCGGGCGGCGGTGGGGATGAAGGTGCCGGGGGCGTCGGCGGCGGTTTTGAGGAGAGCGCCGGGGATGTTGTCGTAGCCGACATCGCGGGCGAATTGATTAAGGCCGGTGAGGAGGGGTTGCTCGACGAGGGAGTTCATGGCTCCGGTGGCGGCTCCGCCTGCGTAGGCGAGCCAGTTGAGGCCGGTGGCGGCGAGGCTTTGCTTCTTACCTGCGAGGATGTCTTGCTTGATGGCTTCTTGATTTTCGCGGGAGTAGGCACCCATGGCGACGCCAATGGAAAGAGGCTGCGCCCAATCGTAGCCGATTACCATGTCGTCGCGCTGCTGTTTCTGAGGGGTCCAGAAGTTGCCGGTCATGAGGGCTCGTTTGAGGGCGCTGGTGTTGAGTTTGTAGGACCCCCAGCCGGTGGCGCGGTTAAGGTTGCGTTTGTCTTCGTCTTTTGAGTCGCCGCCAGCGGAGATGATGCCGAGGTGGGCGAGCCAGTAGCCGGTGGCGACGAGGCCGGTGGTGCCGACGAGGGCGCGGGAGAAGGAGTCGGTAAAGGCTTTTTGGTCAAACTCGCGGGAGTTGGAGAGCATCGGCGCGAGGCTTTGGTAGGCGGTGTTGATGAATCCAAAGGGTGAAAATTCCACGGCGCGGGTGAGGATCGATCCGGGGACTTGGGTAAATTTCATCAGCAGGGAGCCGATGCCCCATCGTTGATTGAAATTGAGGACTCGGCGCAGGTTGCCGAGCGTGCGGCTGGCAAGATTGGGGTCTTGGTAAATAGCGCGGCCAGCATCCATGCGGGCGGCTGTGACCATATCTGGATCAGGGGCAAGCATAGGGGTGCCATTTGCTGCGGCAGCTTTCATGCGGGTGTCGAGGCTGGCTCGAAAGGCAGATTCGTAAAAGCCACGGTCTGAGATAGAGAGGACGAGGCCAAGAGTGGATTCCAGTTGGCGAAGGACGGGAGCGGTGAAGGTGGGGCCGCTAAGGGCGGAGATGTCGGAGGCGTTGTATTTGCCCGAGGATTGCAGGCGGCCGAGGCGGACCAGCGTATCGACGCCCTCGGCGATGCTTCCCATGCGGCCACGGCCTTCGGAGCGGGCGAAGTCGTAGCCTGCCTTGATGTCGCCTACTCCGGCTCCGAGACCCATGATGCGTTCACCGAGTGAAAGGCCGGTGCGGGTGCGCTCGCCGGTGCCCAGGGAAACCAAGGCATCCATAGGCACGGAGACGGTATCGGCAGCGAGGTCGGCCCCAGCCATGAGAGCGTTGCCAATGACATTTCGTATCGGCGTTTTTGGGTTCAGCAACATGCCAATGGTCTGGATGGTGTCCACTTTATCGAGGAAGCCTGGCGGCATGAAGTCGCGGTAAACGACATCGAGGGCTTCGGCGGCCTTGACGAGCTTGATGCGGGGGTCGGTGGCTTTCTCGTGCTGGGCGAGGATGCGGCGGACCTTGGCGCTGTGCTCGGCGCTCCAGTGCGGGATGCCAAGCATCTTGGCCATGCCTGCGTGGAGGCTGGCATCGGTGAGCTTGCCTTCGCGGTTGAGGCGAATGAGGGAGCCGAGCTTGGATTTATCCAGGCGGCGGTCGGAATCGGCGGTAGCGAGGAGGTCTTGGAGGACGGTGGCGCGGGTGTCCTGCGTGGTCTTGAGGAAGTCGCGGACGATGCTGCCTGCGATGCGGGCGGCTCCTTTGTCTGAAAGACCTTGGCCGGTGAGGATGGATGAGGTGGCGGCTTGGGCGGCCAGCGGCGTGGGTGCGCCGAGGATGGCTTCGCGGATGGCGATGTTGACCTGCACGGCATCGACTCCGGCGGGGAGCGAGGATTTGATGAGGTCTTTATTGCCGACGATGGCTGCGGTAGTGGAGTCGCGGCGGAGTTTGTCCACCTCGCCTTGCAACTGACCGGCCTCGGTGATCTTGGCTTGGATATCGGCCTTCTGCTTGTCGGTTTTGGCGGGCTTGGTGGCGGCGGCTTGAAGTTGGCTTTGAGCGAATAGCTCGATGCCTTGCGGCCCGAGGCGGCCAATCATCGAGAGGGCTTGGATGGCGCGGCCTTGGTCGGTGGCGCGAGTGGCCATCATGTTGGCGATGGAGGCGGCATCGGCATGGCGGCTTCGGTTTTGGAGTTGCGCCATAAGTTCCATGCCGGTGGCGTAATCCTCGGCGGTGGGCTGCCAGCCTTCGATGGCGGGCTTGCCCATGAGGTCGGTGAATGCGGTGTCGATGCTGCCTGCGGAGTCGATGCGGGCGCGGGCGTTGGCGAGGGTTTGGGCGTTCGAGACGGGATCGTAATCCAGCGAGGTGAGGCGGGATTTGACTTCGGGCGCAACGCCGGGGGCGGCTTGGAGGGATTGGCCGAACTTGCGGGGCTTGGGTCCAGTGCCAGGAGAAATGTTTACGCTGCCACGCTCGCGGGCTTGCGGCAGGTATTGCCCGCCGGAGACGGCTTGCCAGAGAGAAGAGAGCACATCGCGGATGGTTTCACCAAACTTCTGCACCATGCGCCCAGACCATGCGGCGAAATCCATGCCCGCTTGGTAGATGCTCTGGCCGAAATCCTGCACCACGCCGAAGTCGATATAGCCTGCCTCGCCTTTGCGCTTCATGTTCTCTGCCATGATTTCGGAAAACGGGCGGGGGGCGGTGGCGGCGGGGGTAGTCTCAGGAGATGGAAGAACCGCTGTCGGAGAAACAGATGCCCCCTCCCCGGTGATCAGGTCGGGTGATCCTGTTGGTTCAGGCGCTCCACTTGCGGCGGCTGGGGCCGTAGAGGTGTTCGGGGGAATAGGGGCGGCAAGTTTAGATTTGAATTGTTGTCCTTCTCTTTCATGCTGAAGAAGAAGTGTCGTTGTTTGATTTTGTCTGCCTAAAAATTCTGGATATTGAATTGAATCATATCCGGCCTTTTTGATGGCGTTTACCATTTTCGGTCCTTCTGAATCAAGAATCCTCCAGAATTCATCATAGCCGTATCTGGGGTCTACCCTATATTTTACACCAGCATTTTTAAGGATTCCATTTACTTGCTGTGAATCAAAGTATAATTCATTGTTGTTTTCTCCAGATGGAATTATAAGTGGTTTTGCTATTTGAACATCAACTTGCTCAACTTCTCCCTGCATATCTGCAAGGCTATATGCTGTATCTTCAGAAGATGTTAGGAATGTTCCAAGCGATTTACCTTCTTTAATGTCGCCGACCCTTCTTTCTGCACGCCACAAAGTAACTTGAGCAGGCGCAACCTCTGGCGCGGGAGCTTCTGCTGGTGCAGCATCGGGCGGGTTAACCTGTGGGTTAACTGCGGCAGGCGGGGCGAAGGTATCATTTGATACCTCGGGCGGCGGGGCGAAGGTCGAGCCGAAGGCTTCATCGAGGGCGGTTTGGTCGATGGGGATTTCGGGGGCGCGGACTTGGCCGAGGGTGCGCGGGGGTTGGCCGGTGGGGGCGGATGGTGCCGGGGAGGAAATGGGGGTGAAGTTTTGCGGGACTTCGGCGGGGGCTGCGGCTTGGCGTCCGGCGGCTATCTCGATGGCGGCGGGTCCGACTTCGCCGATGACTTCTCCGAAGACGGCCTTGGGGTTTACTGGGTCTCCGGCTGCGACGGATCCGGCTACCTCGCCTGCTCCTCCAAGCCCTCCTTGGATGACTCCTTCTGTGACGGCCAGGCGGACAGGGGTCTTGGCGGCGGCGCGGAAGACTGAGCCGACTCGCCCGGCGATGCCTGCGGAGAGGGCGTCGAAGGCGGCAACGGGAACGCCTCGCTTGAGGGCGGCATCCTTTGCCTCAGCCATGAGCGTTTCGTTGCTGAAAAATTTGGCGATGCTCTCGGGGTTTTTGGGATTCATCCCGGCGGTCTGCAACTCTTCGAGGATTTTGCTGCCGTATTCTGTGGCAAAGGAACCGGCGGCTGTGCCTCCGACCATGCCTGCGGTGAAGCCACCGCCTGCGCCGATGACATTACCCACGCCTGGCACAACCGATCCAGCGGCACCGGTCGCAAGCGCAGTAGTGGCACCTGTGGCAAGGCCGCTTGCGAGCGCAGGCCAGCTTCCAGCAAGACCCTCGGTGATGATATTTGCCGTAACCTCAAATGGATTTTTGGCAAAGGCTTTGGCGGCATCCCAGCCTTCGGCTTGCTGGTAGGCGGCGTAGCCTGGGGCCACACGGCGGGCGGCTTTATTGTATTCGATGCGGGCGATCTGCGAGGCGTCGTTCTCATCGAGACCATCGGTGGCCATGAGGGCTTGGCGGGCGGAGTCGAAAGCATTCTGCGCGGCGTTGGCTATGCCTTGGAGGGAGCCGACTTCTTTGGGAGATTCTTCGACGAGCATTTCGCCAGCGGCCATCGTCTGCATATTTGCAAGCTGCTTGGCAGCGGCGGCATTGGCCTGGGGGCTGACGGCCTGGGCGCGGCGGATGGTGACGGTGCCGTCGGCGTTCACCGGGGCGGCTCCGAGTTGGACCTTCTCGTATTCCGGAAGGCCGAGGATTTCGCCCATGGCAGTGGCTTGCTGGCGGCGCTGGCCTTCCTCGGGGTCGCGGTAATCGAGGACGCCGAGGGCATTGGCGAGGTCGGACTTGAGGACGGGGAGATTCTCGGCTGGGGTGGTGGCCTCGGCGACGGCTTGCTGGGTGGCGGCTTCGTTTGCCTGGATCACATCGAGGAGGGGATTGCCCTTCGGTAATGTCGGCGCAGCGGGCGCGTTGCCCCTGATGATGTCCATGAGGGGATTCCCCTTCGGTAGCGGCGCTGGCTCGGCAGGCGCTTCATTGGCGGCAACATCTTGCGGCGCGTCTTCCGTGAGGTCCATGCTATCCAACGCACCGACCAGATCGGATTGCGGATACGGCACCTCGACCTGCTCGGGCAGCGCGGTGTCTTGGTCGATAGCCAGCGCACCGGCGCGAGCCGACGAGCCAGAGGAACGGATGATGTCCAGAAGGGGGTTTAGAGCCATGGAATGCTATTATACTAAGGCCCCCAAAATCCTTGTTTAGCTTGTGGAAACACAGCATCGACGGCCCATTGACCAAAACCATTCAAAAGCCCGGCCTTGATCTGATCTTGCGTCGCACCTTGGGCAGCCGCGTCCCGTGCATAGGAGCGGATCGTCTCGGCGTTCATCTTGTCGGGCTGCGCTGCTTTAGCAGCGGCGGTCGCAGCGGCCTTGCCTGCGTAGGCGTTGCCGAGGGCAGTGTATTGCTCTCTTGCCAACTGCTGTTTCTGCATGTTTTCAAACTCAGCGGTGTGGGCCATGACTGCGCCGGACATTTTGTCGGGGTTGCCTTTGGTTTCTTCGAGAGCTTTAGCCAGAGAGGTTTTGAATTTCTCGCCTTGCTCTCCGTAGTTGTCGGAGAGGCTCATCATGGCTTGGCCGCTTGCCATGGATTGCTGCATCTTGGAGTTATCGGCCTGGTTCTTCTCGACGCGTTTATTCACCATGCCCATGACGGTGTTGAACGAGTCTGTTAAATTTTGTGAAAATTGAGCTGTGCCTTGCGCTTGTATAGCAGCGGCGTTTGCTGTGGCTTGGCCCAATATCTGGCCTGAGTTGTCGTTTACGGAGGGGTTGTATGGCATGGGTATTAGGCTGGGTTGAGTAGGTTGTGGGCGAGGGTGAGTGGAACGATGTCGAGGCAGGCACCGCTGGCGTTGTGCCAATCGCGGGCGGCTTGGCGGAGTGCTTCCCGCTGGGCGTGGGCATACCATTGCTGGTCGGTCCAGGCGTGCTCGGAGAGCCAGGCTTGCGCGGCGGTGGGGTCGGTGATGCCGAGGCGATGCCACATGCGGGTGCTGGCGGCGAAGATGTCTTCGGGCGTGGTGACGATGCCGAGGAGTTGCGCCAACTCGGAGACGAGGTGGAGGTCGGTGGCGAGGGTGCGGTCGGCTTCGCTGGTGAGATGGTGCTGGCGTTGGCCGTCGCTGATTGGCAGGTCGTTGGCGAGGAGGGCGAGGAAATAGGCGCTGTGCGTGTGCTGGGGCGTGTCGCACTGGAGGGGTGCGGCGACATGCTGGGCGTGGCGGATGGCTTCCTCGGCGTCGAGGGCTTTCTGGTCGCGGTAGTTCTCGCGGAGGAGGTCTGCCACGGGGCCGAGGGCTTGGCGTAGGCGGGGCCAACTGCGCTCGACATAGTAGATGCTGCGGGCTGTGGTGAGGATGCCTGCGAGATCGGCTGCGGGCAGGAGGCCGTCGGCGACGAGGCACTCGGCGGTGGCGCGGAGGTTGACGATTGGAATGGAGAGGGCGCGGTAGCCGTCTTCGGCATGGCCGTGAGCGAGGGCTACATCCGCATCGTCGGTGCAGGATTCGTCGGCATACCACCCGGCGATGATGCCGACTGGCTCGGCTCCGTAGCGGGCGCACTCGACGGCGCGGAGTGCGCCGAGGCTGCCTGCGCCGATGACGCGGCATCCCTGCTCGATGGCGAAGAGGATTTCCTTGTGCCAGGGGGCGAGGCTTTGGTGAAAGAGGCCGTCGATGAGGAGGATGGTATCTGGACCTTCAAGAGCGGCGGCGGCGATGTCGCCTTGCTGGGCCGGGGGGCGGAGGTCGGCATCGGCGGGGATATTTGCGGGGCGTGTGGGGCCGAGGAAGATTTTCATTTGACCCTCCTGGCGCGGTGGCCTGGTTGCGAGTAGTCGAAGGTGTAGCCTTCCAGCGTAGGGGTTATGATTCGCACGACGCTGCATGGGTAGTCGTGGGTGAACTCATAGACGAGTGGCTCGGGGATACCGGCAGCATCGAGGAGATCAAGGAGGGTGTCTATGTCTGCCTCAAAGGTGTCGCCGGATCGGTCGGGATGGGCGTTTGCGCTGGTGGTGGCGTGCTTGTAGAGGCGGGCGAGGATGGCGGAGGAGTCGGTGGCTTTGACCTTCTCGTAGCGGGCGTGGAGGAAGTCGTCGCGGCTTCCAGCGATCCATACGGCGCGGGCTTGGATGGTCTCGGTGAGAGCGCGGGCTTGGGCCACGGCTGGATCGAGGTGGGCGGCGTAGCCTTTATTGACTCCGCAGCCGCTCTCGCAGTCGATGAGATATGCTATGTAGGTGGGCAGGCCGATGTCGCTGGTGACATCAAGGAGCACAGGGGTGATGTCGGCGTCGCGCAGTGTGCGGACGAGGCGGGCTACGGTGGGGTCGGTGATGGTATCGAGATCGACACGGGGGAAATCTTGCAGCCTGTGCTGGGCGATGGCTGTGGCGTCTCGTTCGATGCACTCGTAGAGGCCACCGGCGACGGCTTCGGCGTAGGTGTTGCCGGAAGAGAGACCGTTGCTGGTGTAGGCAAATGGCAGGCTGGTAAGCGGGGCGGGGTCTGGACGGGCGATGAGGCGCACGGTGTCGGTAGGCACCATGCGGGCGGATCCACTTTGTAGGCCGCGCACCTCGGTCCATGGCATGAGGGCGTGGGGGTGAAAGACAGCTCCTTTGGAAAGCGGCAGGCGTGTCTCGGCTTTGTCGCCGAGCTGCGCTGCGGTGGCGAGGATGTGCCGAGGGCGGCTGGTCTCGCCGACATGGCGCTCAAAGCCTTCCATCATGGCCGAGCATTTTGCTGCGGCGGGGGTGGCTCCTTTGCCAGAATCCACGGCCAGCACTATGGCATCTGGCCGGATGCACTGGGCAACACAAATACCGATGCGGTCGAGCCCGGTGATCTCGGCGAGGCGGGTAATGCCTGCGGCGTGGAAATGCGGCCGCATGCGCTCCAGCGTTTGCTCTGGAGTGCAGGCGCGGTGGGCTCCTTCGAGTCGGATTTTTTCTGTTAGTTCCAAGACCATTGAAGGGTGCGGAGCGTGAGGCGGGCAATGAGGCGGCGAAGTGGCGTGGTGATGGCGGCGGCGATGGATTGGCCGTGCTGGCAGTAGAGGCGGATCGTGCGGTCGCTGGCATGGCGGAGCATGGCGCGGCGGTATTCCACCCAACGAGTAGTGGCCGTGCCGAAGGCGGCGCGGGCTACCCAGCAGGCGGCAGCGGCGGCTCCGATGACGGCGCTGGCTCCCATGGCTGCTCCATGGAGGCCCATGCCTGCGGCGTCGCGTGAGGCATCGGCTTGGATATTAGCAGATTTAAGGGCGGTCCTGTTGTTGTAGTAGCTGTTATACAAGCTGGCCTGCATGTTCGTGTTGGTGTTGTAGAGGTCGGAACCGTAGGTCATGGTGTTGCCGTAGCTCTGGCCGATCATCGAGGCGGCGTTGCCTTGGCTGGCTATGGGGATGTTGGATCCGAGGGCGCGTTGGTAGGGGTCGAGGGCGACATTGGCTTGGGCGAGGCCGAGATTGTTGGCGTATTGGTTTTGAGCGATGCCTGCTTGCTGGCCGTAGAGGCTGCCGAGCATGCTTTGCTGGCCCGAAAATTGGTTGAAGTTCTGGCTGGCGACTCCTTGCAGAAAATTTTGATTGGCGTAGTTAGCGTTGTAGTTGGCCGATTGGTTCGCCTGCTGCGCGGCGAGGTTTTGCGAGGAGTTGTATTGGGCGGCGTTGAGGTTGGCCGATTGGTTGGCGAGGTTGGCCTGCTGGGCGTAGCCTGCATCGGCCATGGCGGCCTGCTGCGCGTTGGAATTATCAGTGAGGTAGCCTTGTTGCCGGAGCTGGGCGTTGGTCTGGCCGAGCTGGAGGGCGGTGGCTTGGTTGGCGAGACCTGCCTGTTGAGCGTAGCCTGCGTTGGCGAGGTTGGCGGCTTGGCGGTTGGCTGCGTTGAATTGGTTCGTTTGAAATCCAACTTGCTGATTGGCGAGGGCGGCTTGAAGGCCGCCTTGTTGCTGAAACTCTGCGGCGCGGGCGTTGGCGGCTTGGTTGAGTTGAGAGGCTTGGAGCCCTGTGCTTTGGTTGGCAAGGGCGGCTTGCTGGGCAAGCTGGGCGTTGGCTTGGCCGGTGTTGTAAGCGGTCTGCTGGTTAGCCAAGGCTGCTTGCTGCTGAAGCTGGGCGTTGGTGAGGCCGAGTTGGAGGCCCGAGGATTGATTGGCGAGTCCTGCACGCAGGAAGGCGTCTTGGTTTGAGAGGCTTGCCTGCTGGCGGTTTTGCAGGTTGGCCAATGCCATGGCCTGCTGGTTGCTGGCGTTGTATTGGCCTTGTTGAAGGGCGGCCTGTTGGTTGGCAAGGTTGGCTTGCTGAGAAAATTGAGCGTCTTGGGAGTTGGCGCGGAAACTGAAATCTTGGTTGCTCAATCCGGCTTGCTGGGCGTAACCGGCGTTGGCGAGGACGCGCTGCTGGGCGTTTTGGTTGTCGGTGAGATTTGCCTGCTGGGCAAACTGCGCATTTTGCATGGCGCGGGCTTGAGCCACAGATTGGTTTGTGCTGTCGGCTTGGAGGGAGCGCCCTGCGTTGGCGTCCTGCCGCTGGGCGTAGGCTTGGTTGGCCGAGGTGCGGAGAGCCATGCCTTGGCCGAGGACATTGCCTGCAAAGGTGCGGCGTTCGTTTTCCCTGGCGGTGGCGAAACGGTCGCGGTTGAGAAGCTCGGCGGCCATGGCGGATTGGCCGAGGCCGAGGCCACGGGCGGATGATGCGGCACGGGAAGATTGGATGGCGTCGCGGCTTTGCTCGGCTGAGAGGGAGCGTCCGAGGGCGAGGTCGTTGCTGGCCTGGCCTTCGAGTTGGCCGAGGAGCCCATTGCCACGGGCTTCATTCATGAGGCCACGCTCGGCGGCACTGGCGCGGACATTCTGCGCTTGGATGTCTTGCACTCGGCGGACGCGGGCGGCTTCCATGGGGTCCACCGCTCCGACTTGTGTTCCACCGACACGCTCGATTGCGCCGGTGGTAGCGGCTTGGACATTATCAACGGCGTCCATTTGCGAGGCGTAGCCTTGGGCGGCGCGGACACGCTGGGCGCGGACATCATTGACTTGCCCAGCTTGGGCGGCTTGCACATCGGCAACTGGGCCCATCTGCGAGGACAGGATGCGTTGCGCCTGGACCTGATCGGCAGCATAGCCTGCTGGACCTTGGACATTTTGCACTTGGCCCATGCGAGCAGCTCGGGCTTGGGCTGCTTGAGCATCGGCCACGGGTCCGACTTGGGCGGTTTGCGTGTTGCCTATGTTGGCTACGCGAGAGCCGGTCACCTGATCGGCGGAGACATTCTGGGAGGAAAGTTGGTCGGGCCGGTAGAGCTGGCCGAGGGCCATCTGGTTTAGCCGGGCTTGGGCGGGGTCGTTGTAGGCGGCTACGCGGTCGGCAGTCTGGCCGACTTGGTTGTAGCTCTGGCCGAGCTGGGCGGCTGAGGTTCCGGCGTCGCGGATGTTTTGGTTGGCGGCGGCGGTGTAGGTGCTGTCTTGGAGGCGTTGCGCAATGTCGCCGGTGTTCTCGATGGCTTGGTCGCTCAAGCGGCCTGCGGTGTCCACGGTGGTGTTGGCTTGCGCCTGGGCGTTTGCTTGCGCATAGCCAGAGATGGCGGCCATTTCTTCGGAGAGGCTGCGCTGCTGTGGGGCTGGCGGGGCGCTCATGCCGCCCATGCCCATGCCGCCGGTGGACATTCCTCCGCCGGACATGGCGTTGGACATTGCTGACCCTGTTGACCCTGTTGACATGGCGTTGTTGCCGGACATGGCGTTGTTGCCCATGTTGTTGTCGGACATGGCTGCGCTCATCGCGGGAGCGCTCATCGCGCCACCGCCACCACCTCCGCCGGACATTCCCCCTCCTCCGCCGCTGTTGCTCATGTTCATTGCCATAGGATTAGTCCTTTTCTAAGAAGTGCTTGGCGTTTTCTGCGCCGTAGTTGAGGGTGATCTCTTCGCCTGCGGCGATGTCGCGCAGGGCGTAGTGCCGCATGAGTTCGTTTACCTGGTCGATCTCATGGCAGGCATTGGGGGTGTCGTGGTGGTTGTAGAGGGGAGCGAGGCCGAAGCCGATGATGCTGGTGGCGTCGTCGAGATAGTAGCTGTAGGTCTCACAGGCCGGGGCTTTGGCGAGTTGCTTCTTGGGCACGCAGGCGTAGGGGGCCTCCTCGAGCACTTCGTGCTTGGCGATGGGGGCGGTGGCGAATACTCCCCACCGGTGCAACGGGGAGCGGCGCACGGCGAGCTTGGTCGCGTGGTAGGGCTCGGGGCGGAGCATGGTGGGGGCGGGGGTCATTTGGCTTCGAGGGCAGCGACGCGGGCGGCGAGTTCTTGGACGGCGGCGACGAGTAGCGGGACGAGCTTGCTTTGGTCGATGCCTTGATGGATGGGTTTGCCGTCTGCATCCACGGCGTCCTTGGTGCCGGTGACGGCTTCGGGCACAACGGCTTGGGCTTCGTGGGCTAGGAAGCCATCGACTTTCGGTGCGGTAGGATGGCCAACCCACTTGAACCGGTGGACCGGCAAGGCCGACAAACGATCCAATGCGCCGGTTAGTTTTTCGAGGTCGGTTTTGAGCCGGTGGTCGGAGCCAGTGCTATAAATGACGCCAGTGTTAGTGCTGTTGGTTAAAATTCCGCCGATGTATTCAAATTCCGATGTATTTATATTGTATATTCCACTATTAGACCCAGGCGAAAAACCTGTTATAAGACCTATATGTATGGCGCCAAAATTATTACGAGCTACAATAGTATTGGGTAAATTACTGCTCGTGGCGGTGGTGCGGGCGTTTGCAAGAGTCCCGCTGGTAATGGCGTCGGCGGAATGCGTATGCGTGGCAGCGGCATAAGAGCCAGACGCTTGCTTGCCTGCCAACAGAGTATTCATCTCGGACTCTGTGTAATAGCGGTCGTCGTGCGTATGCGTGGTCGGAGTCCTCGCATCCGAGAGGCGGGAGTCGGTCGTGATGACGGCCGTTCCAGTGATGGCACTTGGCGCGATGCCTGTTGCAGGAGCATAGCTTCCAGACGCTTGCTTACCATCGAGCGCTGTTTGCAGGCCGGTCACATTGGCAATCGTGTGCGTGTGCGAGGAAGCAGCTTTCCCAGCCAGGTCGGTCGTGAGGTTTGCAACCGCAGATTGGGCGACTTTGTTGGCCGTTGATATGGTGGCGAGCTTCGTGTCGGCGATGGCGGCATTTGAGGCGATGTCGGCGTTGACGATGTTGGCGACGGTGGCGGCATCGACCATCTGGTGGAGGTTGGCAGGGGTGACGAGTTCGCCGTTTACGAATGTTTTGCCTTTAGTGAGAGTTGCCATGGTTAGTTGAGGGTGCGGGTTTCGGTGGGGTCGAGGGCGGAGCGGGTGGCTTCGGCGCTGATCTGGCGGAGGATGGGTCGGCCGCTTTGCGTGCGGAAACGGAGGTCGAGGCCGGTGGCTTTGCAGCGCAGGGGGGCTTTGAGCGTGTAGTCCTCCTCGTCGCCGGTGGTGTTCTCCAGGGCGGCGACTTGGAAGTCCGCGTCGTAGTCGGTCGTCACGGCATCCAGCGTGCAGGCGGAGGCGTCTGGCAGGAGCACGCTGGCTTTGGCTCGGGTGAGGCGCTTGGTATTGAGGCTCCCCCATCCGTAGCGGCGGGTAATGAGTTCGGAGGGGATTTCGGTGTAGAGCTCTTGCGCGTTGGCGTAGGGCACTTCGTCGCCGTAGTCCAGCTCATCGAGCAGGAAGAGCGTTCCGGCGCGGCTTGCTGCAAAGAGGCGGCGTTGGCTGGAGTAGGCGGCGACCAGAAGCTCGTCGAGATTGATCGCGTAGGTGTCGCGGCTTTCCCATTGCGAGTTGAGCGCGTTCCACAAGAAAAGGGTGTTGTTGCTTGTGACATTCTCGCCGATGGGCACGGCGAGGTAGTAGCGGTTGTTCCACCAACGGCCTACGGCGAGGTGCGCGTAGTCGCTGTTGATTTCGTCGATCTGGTCGGCGATGGGGTCCGAGAGCGGCTGGGTGTTGGCTCGGAGCTTGAGGTCGAGCTGGGTGTCGAGGCGGTAAACTCCGGCGTCCGAGAGGAAAAAGACAAATTGCCCAGCTGTTTGGATCGAGCGCCGCGCGACACAGCCGATCTCGTCGGTGAGAAGAGTTAGGCGGGAGACGGCGCTGTCCACCGTGAAGGTGTCGCCCGTCGCGTTGCTGGTGTCGGAGAGATTGGCGAGCCAGATGCTGTTCCGCATGAAGACGAGGGCCTGCCCCTCCACCCATGGGTGAATCGCCACCAGGTAGTCGTTCGAGCCTTGGTTGGCGCGGAAGGATTGGAAAAAAGGGTCGTAGAGGTCGGGGTCGAGAACATCCGAGATGGCCACGGTGTCGCGGCCATCGGGGATCCACAGGCGGTTATTGATGTAAGCCGCCCACCCCACAGAGCGCAGGGTCTTGAAGGTCACGCCTGCGGCAGGCACGCCCGAGGCGGCGCGTTGAAAGTCCATCGTCGAGCCATCCCACCACAGCGGGGCTTTGACGCGGCGGATTGCGATGTCGGCGGCGACATCCGGCAATGTGCCAGCGGGCACGGCGATGGTGAAGGCATTGGCCGTAGCGGTGAGGATGTCATACTCATGCCCTTGGAATGCCGCTTGGCTCCCCTCCTCTATCCGCACCCGCTGCCCGGCGGCGAGGCCATGGGCGGTGATGTGGACGGTGGCCGTAGTGCCAGAGACTGCGATGCCGCTGGCGGTGGTGTATTTCCAATCCCACGCTGGGAGCGTCATGTCAGCCTCGCGCAAGAGGTAGAAGCGGTTGAACGCTTGGATCGTCGAAACGCTGTCCGTTGGCTCGATGATCTCGTCGGCCGCTGTCCCAGTGGCGGGATAGTTGATCTCCTCAATAGGCTCATCCTGCCGGTAGAGAAACGCCGAGGTCGGCCCGCAGAGAACGATGTATTCATTTTCATCGTCGTAGTTCGGCGAGGAGAAAACGCCCGAGGCGAAGATGCCGCCCGAGTAGATCGTGCGCACGCGGGCATTGGCATCCAGCACAAATGGAAGAGTGAGAGGCTGCGTGCCTGCCGATATGCCATCACCCAGCCGCTTCGCGCCTTTGCGCGTCTGCGCCACGCCTCGGTCGAGGCGCATGTTTTCGCAATACTGCACCATGCCCGGCTGGAGTTGCAGCGGGTTGAGGCGGGAGGCCATGCCGAGGAATCCGGCATCGCCTTCGACTATGGTCTGATCGTCGGGCATCTACCTTCTATTCTGCGGAGGCTTGTCAAGTAGGCTGCGGATGGCGGCTACGCTTAGGCGCATGCGGTTGTTTGTGGAAAACAGGTCCTTGATCGCGCTGGCGGTTTTGTGCGGGTTGGCGAGGATTTTGTCTCGCACTTTTGGCAGCAAATCGTCGGGGATGCCGGGGATGGAGTCTGGGGTTTTGTCAGAAACTTGTGGGCTTTTTTCCGAGATAACCTTGCCGGTCTTTTGCCGGTAGCCGGTCTGGTAGAGGAGTTGACGGCTGCCGGGTTGCCAGTGGGGGAAGTTTTGTTTCTCGACGAGGCCGTCGCGGATCGAGGCGGCGAGGATTTTTGGGACTTCGCTTGGTTCGCAGTCGAGGTCGGCGGCGATTTCGTCGGCGGTGCTCCAGCCGGGCGGGAGGGAGTTGGACTTTTTGGCGAGGTGTTTCCAGGTCATAGGTAGATGGGGGAGGTCATGGTGCGGCCGCGTTTCTTATCGAGCAGAAAATAGGTCTGCGTGGGCGGCTCGAAGCTGGCTTTGATCGAGAGGGCGTAGGCGTTGTAGCCGATGAGGCTCCCGTTGCAGAGCCAGTGCCGGTTCTGCTGGTATTGATGCCAGTGGCCGAATAGATCAAGGTCGGCTCGGTTCGGCGACTTATTCCATGAAGCTATTGCTTTTTCGGTAGGGATCGTGAGGCCCCCGATGCCGCCTTGAAATTTGAGTCCATCGCCGTGGTGGAAGCGCAGGCGGCGGTCATAGACCGTCATGAAGTTGAAGTAGGAATCCGCAATCTGCCATTCGATTTGCTGGTCGTCGTGGAAGCGGCCTTCGAGGATGCGGTAGAGGAGCCATTCGTAGCTGTGGGCGGCTCCGGTGGCGTGGCGCGGTTTGACGGTGGTGCGGCCGTGGTTGCCGTAGCTGGTCGGGATGAGGATGCGTTTGAAGTGCGGCTTGAGGGTGGCGAGGCCGTCTGCGAGGCGGTCTTGGAGCCAGAGGATGACTTGCGTGGGCGTCTTGCTATTCGATTCGGCAAGCTCTTCGTGAATCATGCCGGTCATCAAATCGCCGCCAAGCCAGAGGATGAGGTCGTCGATCTTGGCTCCGTGGCGCTCGATCTCGGTGAGGCGGGCGATGGTGGAGAAAAATTTCTCGATGCGGGTCTTGGCGATGGGGAGCCGGTATTCGTTGAGGCCGTTGACGGAGGCGGACTCGACGGTTTCCTCAACATGCCAATCGCTGGCAAGCGCGATGGCGACAGCTTCGGCCTTGTCGTTCATCGAGACGGTGAGGGGCTGGGGACGGATGCGTGTCTTGCCGAGCGAGAGCGCGATGCCGAGTTGCTTCTCCAACGACTCGACGCTGGCTTGGTATTGCGCGAGCTTGGCTTTGAGCGCATCGACTTCGGTCTTGTGCGCTTTGTCCGCTTGCTCGCGGGCTATGGAACTCCAGGATGTTTTCATACTTCTTCCTCCTCTTCTTCGTCTTCAAACGGGAACAATATGTCGCTGGTCCTATCTGCCAGTGCTTCGACGGCGTATTGGTTCCCGAATTTCAAATCCATGTGGTAGGTCGTGCCGCCTTCTTCCCAAGAAACCACTGCGAGACCGACATCAAATTGCTCGACGAGTTCTTTTCGGATGCGCTCCAGCACGGCTTTGCGGGTGGCGGGCTTGCGTTTGGCGCTCATGCTTCCTCCTCGACGAGCAGGTAAGGGATTGTCTTCTGCCCGGCGCGGTCCATTTCGGAATAGACCAGGGAAATGAAAGACTCCCACTGGCTGGGGTAAATGGTCTGGCAGCCTTCGCTGCTGGTGGTGCGGAAGCCGCCTTTGTGGATGTTGAGGGCGATGCCCATGCTGTCGCCTTGGCCGTCACGGGTCACGGGGAGTTCTTCGGCGGGGTTCGCGGGGCGCAGGGCGGGATAGCCGCCGCCGGGCTTACTGAGGCCATGCTTGCCCTTGCGGTAGCGATGCACGCCAGGCTTTAGAACAGCGATGCCTTTGCGGCGGATCGAGGGATCGGTGTTGGCGTTGAAGGTTGCGTAGGCGTTTGGGCTAACGAGAAAGATGGCGTCGTCGTAGATGCCTCGGTCGTTCTTACCGACTTCGCCCATGCTGTCGCGGTAGTAGCCTCGAATGCCCACAAGCGCCACGGCATCATCCACGCGGGCCTTGGTGAGCAGGGCTTGCGTCTTGGATTTCGCTTGTTGTGGGCGGCTCGGGGGGAGCATGGGGAGGATTAAATTTTATGAGTCATTTTGAGGAAGTCGGCTTGGGCATCTCCGGCAGCGTGTAGCTGAATTGCCCGTAGTCCGTCTGGAGCGAGATGCCCAGCGTGCTGCATCCACCGAGGAGCAGGAGGGCTCCTACGGCAAAGGCAGTGGCGAGCAGGCCGGTGACGATCTGGGCGGGGTGCAACATTACTTCTTTTCCCGGCGGACAATTTCGTAGAGGCCAACGAGGGAGATCAGGATCGTGCTGGCATGACCAAACAAAGCGGGGTCGATGACTAGGCCGAAGGCGCTGAGTAGTGCGGCGAGGCCAGCGTAGGTGGATTTTTCTTTGAGACGAGCGAGGATGTTATTCATGGGGGTGTTTTCTGTTTTTGAGGATGGCGTAGAGGGATGCGAGACCGACCAAGCAGCCGATGAGCAGAGAGGCTATGCGCAGCCAGGCTTCGAGCTCTGGGAGCATGGACACCGTGAGCCCCGTCGCGGTGGCGAGGAGGCCGGTGAAGCTGGCTGTGGCTTGGTGGGTGTCCATTAGCTGAGGGCGGCGGCCAGTTGCGCACCGGTAATTGCTACCGTGCTTTGTTGCTTGGCGCGTTCACCGATGGAGTCTGCCACCGTCAATTCATTTGCCGGTTTAGACCAGACGGCGGTGGCGTTCTGCGCGGCTGTAGGGATGTCTCCGGTTGCTGCTGGTGAGGCGGGCAGGTTGTCGGTTTTGGCTTTGATGGCCGAGATGTCGCTGTTTGCTGGTGCGGTGTAGCTGGCGGAGGCGAGGCGGCTGGAGACGGTGGCGTCGAGGCGGCCGAGTTCGGTGGATAGCTCGGTGCGGACCTGTGTGGCAATATCGGTTGCACTTGGGACGGTCGGCGCGTTGGTCAATGTTGTAACCGTTGCCAAAGTGCCGTTTGGAGCGAGGCGGCTTGAGACGGTGGCGTCGAGGTTTGCGAGCTTGGTGGAATTGCTGTCCATCTCTTGGCGAATTTGGACGACCGTTGGCACGGTCGGCGGGTTGGTTAGGGTATCGACCGTGCCGCCGGTTATGGAGCGCGTGGCGGCGCTCCAGACGGCAGAGGCAACGCTGGCTCCGTCTAGGACGGCAGTGCCTTTGGTCTGTAGCACGGCTCCCGAACTGGTCGAGGCTGGAAGGGTGGCTGGCACACTGAAGGTGACCGAGGTGCCGGAAACGACCGAGGCCACCGTGTAGTCGCCGTTCCACTCTGGGTTCGATGCGCCTGTGACCGTGAAGGTGTCGCCGACTTGGTAGGGGTAGCTGTAGGCCAGCGTAGCCGTGGCTGTCGTGCCGCTGCGGGTTGCGGTGAATGGCATGGCTGGGCCGTAGGTGACGCCGTAGCTGATCGTGCCGCGCACGGGGACGGTGAGAGTGCCAGTGAGGTTGCCGCTGGCGTAGCTCACGCCGGTTCGGACATCGCTCGGGTTGGCTTGACCGAGCGAGTTGTCGGCGGTGAACATATCCACATAAGTGCCGGTGCCGTTGAGCGCGTAGCGGGTCTTGGCAGCAGCCGGGGTGGTCAGCGTGATGAATCGGACGGCATCGACGGGGAGATTGCCGTTGATCGCTGAGATTAAACTGCCAGATATGCGATTTGTTCCTGTGCGGGAGACAATAGCGGCGGCGGCAACTGTCGCGGTAATTTCACCACCTGTCACCGTGAGCGTTCCAGTCGAAGCATTCATTATACCGTTAGACGGAACACCGGTGCTGATTCCACCTGTGACGCTGCCAGTTAAAGTGATGGTGCCGATTGTTACATTGTTGATTCCGTGCGGCTGGTTTCCGCTGCCTGTGCCGCCCGTAGAGTTGCCTGTCACTAAGACTATGCCTATGGAATTGTTGTTGATGCCATGAGCTAAAACTGATGAGCCGCCGTTTACATTCCCGGTTACATTTACTGAGCCTGTTCCCGTGTTGTTGATTCCAAAGGTGGAGTTACCGCTTCCGCCAATGATATTGCCTGTCACGGTCAGAGTTCCAGACCCAGAATTATTGACGGCAACAGCACCGGTTGGAGTGCCGCCCGTGATGTTTCCCACGATCGTTGCCGTGGCGGGTAAAGCCGCAGAAAAAGTAAGGCAATTCACGGTGTTTGTCGCGCTCTTGTTCGTGACGTTTGCCGTAAGCGTGACGCCGTTGTTGAGAACGTATGTGCCTGTGCCTGCATTGCTCAACTCGGTGCAAGTTACGCTTGCGGTGATCGTGATTGTGTGACCCGTGGAGGCGCGAGCCTCGTCGCCTGTGGTAGGAACAACGCCACCCACCCATGTTGCGCCCGCATTAAAGTTGCCGCTTGCGGCAGAGGTAATGAGTGCCATGGCTTAGAGTCCTTTTGCGTTGATGTAGGCTTGCAGAGCGGCTTGGATCGCGCCGACGGCTTGCGTTGTGGCTTCGTCGCTGCCTGCGAGTGATCCGAGCGCAATGCCGATGGCGGCTTCGTCTGCGGTCTCGACTATGCCAGCTTCAATGCGTGTCGGGACGAGGCGCATGGCGACATTGGCGTCAGTGCTTCCGTCGCCGTTGTATTTGCCCGTGATGGCGAGGTTGAGGCTGAATTTGTCGTAGGATTTTCCGTTGATTTCAATTGGGTTGGTAGCGTTCATGGTGTTTGGATTTTTGGGTTTAAGAAAATTGGAGATTGGTTTTGTTCGACCACGCGCCGGTGGCCGATTGCTCCGAGACGACATCGCCTGCGGCGTCGGTGGAAATTTTGTAGATGGTCCACTCTGCGGAGTCCTCGGCGGGTCCGGAGGCGGGGTAGTCTGCCCAGGCGAGGCGTCCGAGGTAGAGATTGTCGCCGTCCACGGCGTGGAGGAGCTGGTAGTCGCTGGGGTCGCGGGGGCGGGCGAGGCGGAAAACTTCGTTGTTGTGGTCTTTGCTGTAGAGGCGGCGGTCGGGGAGGTTGAGGGCGAGTTGACCCTGCGCCACTTGCGCGGCGGTGGGGACTCGGCCTGGGACCGTGCTTCGCAGGAGTTTTATGACCGTGGCCATTTGGGAAGTTTTAAGTTTTAAGGATTAAGTTTTAAGCAGGGGCCCCGTGGAGCGATGGCGCGGGATGAACCGCGCCACCGCTGTGGGGAGGGAGGGGAGCTTAGAAGCTGCCGCCGTCGAAGCTGATGCCGTCGATGCTGCCGCCGGTGATGGCGACATTGTTGGCATTCTGCGTGGACATCGTGCCGAGTCCTGCTGCGGTGGTCTCCAAAGTGGAGACTCGGCCTGTGAGGGCTGTCGCTGCGGATTCGATGGAGTTGATGTCACCTTCGGCAGTTGACACACGGCCTGCGAGGGCTGTGGCTGCTGACTCGATGGCGTCGATGTCGCCTTCGGCTGTGGTGACGCGTGCGGCCAGAGCGGAGGCGTCGCCTTCGATGGTCGTGGCGCGGCTCTCAAGCGCGTTGATGTCGCTCTCTGCGGTGTCGAGGCGTCCGTCGAGGGCGCTGTCGGCTGCTTCGAGTGTCGCCACGGCCGAGCTGAGAGCGCTGGAGGCGCTATTGGCGAGGGTGGTTATCGCTCCGTTGAGGCTGGAGTCTGCGGCCTGGAAGGCTGTGACAACCTCCGTCAACGAATCAAGCGATCCTTGTGTGGTGTTCGAGAGGACCGAATCAATGCGAGTTCCGAGGGCTTGCTCCGCTGCGACGGCGCGGGAGTTTTCGGAGCTGATGCTGGAGTTCAGCGTCGAGACTTCGGATGCGAGGTCGGCGTTGGTAGCGAAGTGGCCTTCGCCGCCGATGACAACTGAGGTCGAGCCATTGCCGATCCAGAGTTTGTCGTCAACGAAGCTATGGGCCAACTCGCCGAGAGCGAGGCCGGTAGGGGCGCCGGAGGCACCTGTGAGTCTGCGTTTAATGCGTAGGGTATTAGCCATGATGTTTTGGGGGTATTTGGGGTTGTTACTGCGGGGGTTGCCTAAAACTCACCGCCGTCCGTGTCGGACGAGATGGGCTTGTAGGAAAGGGTGTCCACATCCCAGCGGTGCGGGATGTTGGTATCTGCGGGAAAGTAAATGCGGGCGACGGTGCCGGGGTTCGGGAAGCTGGCCACGGAGTCGAAGCGCTGCACATCGTCAAAGTCGTCGGGGATCATCGCGCCGGAGATTTGACCCGAGGAGTCGAGCTGGGGCAGAGCGATGTTTTGCGCTGCGCCGGAAAAGGGATTGAAAAAAACCTGCGACATTTACGCGTAGGGCGGGAATTTAATCTCGACGCTGCGGATCTCCGCGTTGTCGGCCGTGGGGGGATTGGCTCCGAAATAGGTATTTACGATTCGGGCTACCGAGGTGCCGTTGAAAGTGAAATCGACATAGCTTGTGTTGTTCGTCGCGGGGGCGGCGAAACGAACATTTTCATACTTCGTGTAAGCGGGAGTAGGAAAACCTGTGCTCACCCGCAGAGCCCCATCTGGTGTGGCTTGGACGGGCTGGACAATTCCAGCGGTGTTGCGTGCGGCGATTTGGACGGTGGGGTTCATGTCGTTATTTTTATTATGGGAGAGGGTGTCAAGGGGGTGGTTATTGGAAGCTGGCGGAGTAGCGGCGCACCTCGCCTTTGCGCAGCCAGGCGTCGTCCATGCGTTGTTGCAGGATGCCTTCGGCGCGGGAGAACTGGTAGTTGGCCTTGTCCATCTGGCCGTCCTCACTGAGCGTTTCGGCGAGCGCGTAGAACTTGAGGTAATCGGCGAGGAAGGCAGGGATGCGGTGGCGCAGCCAGAACTCCTCATTCGTCGGGAGATTGCCGGTGGTGTCGGCGAGGGCTTCGTAGCAATCGCCGGTGGTGTTGTAGTAAACAAGATCGCCCGCTGCGTAAGCGGTGGAGGCGTTGAACGCGGTGGCGGTGAACTTCGGCTGCGGTAGCGAGAACTCCACCCAGACTTGGCCGGAGATGTAGTCCGTATCGGTGATGAGGATGCGGTCTTCGGTGACGACGAAATCAAGCGACAGCGTGAGGCGGCCCTCGTCGGGCTTGATGTCATAAACCTTCAGCACATTCCCAATCGCCTTCTGCCCTGGAGCCAGAAGCGGGATGTAGGGGATGAACTCCTCCGCAGGCGCATTCGTGCTGGTCTCGATGTAGGTCGCCGTTGTGCGGTCGTTCCACGCGACATCCACGGCGGTGTCGATATTCAGGAGATCGCCCGCTGCGGTCGTGGTGACGCGTTTGATGCGCCACACAGGGTCCGCAAATTGCGATCCCTGCAAGGCGCGGCCGATGTAGGAGGTCGTGCCGACATAATCGCTCTCGTAGGTATAAAGCCCCGGCGCATAGCCATCGCCCACCGGCGTGCGGGCCTCGGTGAGATAGACATCCGGCCAATCGAAGAAGGTCCAAGCCGTCGCGGCAGCGGTGGTGAGATACTCCGCCAGCGCCGTAGCCTGCGAGGCCATGAGCGGCTGCGCGGGGTCGATGCCCATGCGGGAGATCACGCCATCGCGGACGGTGCGGTAGGGAGTGGCCTTCATTGCGGGCCTCCTTGTTGCAACGCTGGCAGTGTGCCTTGGCGGCCGATCTGGGCGTTTTGTTGTTGCTGGAGTTGGAAGTTGAAGCCCTTCATGCGGGCGTCGATCATGTTGCGGAAAATTTCATCCTGCTGGTAGCGCTGCTGCACGGCGGGGTTGGCTTGGATGATGCCTTGGAGGACTTGGGCGCGGAGTTGGTGGTTTTGGCCTTCGGCGGGTAGCTCGGGCTCTGTGCCTGCGGCAATCTTGGTATAGGCCAGTTGCTCCTCGTTCGCCTCGATGGCGGCGGCGGGGCCGGGGTCGCGGACGAGGATGTCGGCGAGGTTTGGGTCAACCGCAGCCATGATGAATTTGACGAGCCCGGCGCGGTCGATGACACCGGCGACATCCATTGGGACGATGGCCTGGGAGATATAATTCAGCTTCACGCCGAGGGCTTCGGCGTCGAGGTTCTTGGCGTCCCAATCTACGATGAGGTCGAACTTGCCTTGGATGCTTTCGCGGTCGGCTTGGAAGGGGAGAGCCTGCCCGCCGGAGACGCGGAGGATTTGCACCGGCAGCATGTATTGCTGCATGAGCTGGTAGGTCTGGGTGACGATGGCTTTGAAGTCGCGGAGCCAGCGGTCCACCGTATGCTGGGTGACGAGGGCGACATAGTTGGGATCGACTCCCTCGCCTGCCATGCCGAAGTATTCATTTACATCGCGGCGCACGGCGCGTTCGATCTCGATGGTGCCTTGGTCGAACGGCGGCGGCTGCATCCAGCCAAACTCATTCGGGCGGCGTTCGGGTATTTGCACGGCGGGGCCGAGCACGATGTCAAGTTTCCCCCTATTGCTCGGTATGCGCATTGGGGGAAGTATGGCGATCCCGGCGCGATCAGTGCGGTAGTCGCGCTGGGTCTTGATTTCGGCCTGCATCGTCGAAACGATCTCGGGGATGCCTCGGGCTTCGAGGATGCACCGGCTCACACGCTCGCGGGCCAACTCGATGAAGGGATACTCGCCGTGTGAGTAGGGGGAAATTTCCTCCTTGGCGAAGATGTCCACATTCGGGTGCATGACGCGGCACATGACCTTGGTCGCGCCGGTCTTCTCATCCGTCTCCTTGCTGTAAACATGCCAGATTTCCACCAGGTCGCGGTGGTCTTGCCAGAGGATGCTATCGCGGCGGTTGTGGTTCTGCTGCGAATAGACGGGCCAGAGGCTTGCGCCTTTGTAGTTCTCGGCCTTCTCGTAAAATTCGTAGGGGTAGCCCTCGGTGAGCGTGCGCTCCTCCAGCTCCTCGCAAGTGACCATCTCGCGGCGGGCGATCCATGGGGCTCGTTGCAAGTCGTAGGTGGCAGTGGGGAAAATGATGTCGTTGAAAGGCTCCAACGCCGTCCACTCGGGCTTGCTCTCGAAAATGTAGGGCTCGGTGTATTCCACCGTGCCGCCTTCGCGGAGCTTGCGGATGTTAGCGGCCGTGCCAGTGCCGGGGGCAAATTGCTCGGCCAGATCGATAGCCACTTCCTCTTGGAGTGGATCGAGGATTGCGCCAATGAGCATGGCGAGCGGGGAGTTTGGGTCGCCCTGCTCTTGGGCCATGACGATGAGGTCTTCGAGGCTGACGCTCTTTTGCTCAATGCGTGTCGTCGTTTTCCAAAACACGCCCATGATGGCGAGGCCGTAGGTGGCGCGGATGTTGAGGGCGAGTTCGAGTTCGCGCCGGAGGTCGCTGGCGCAGTGGGTGAAGAGCATCCACTTCAGCACAGACTCGGCGGCGGTGCGGGACATGGCGTCGGTGGACTCTACCGGCATCATTTGCAGGCGGGCGGCAAAGGTCGAGGTGAGGCAAAGCTGGGTCTCGCGGTTGCAAACAAGATCGGCGAGGCGGATGCGGCTGTCGCTCGATCCATTCCATGGAAATGGGTTTTTGCCCAGATTTTCAGCCCACTTCTTGCCATCCGAGGACTGCCCGTCCCAGAGCGACATGCGGGTGTCGTAGTTGCGAGACCGCACGGCGGAAAACCAACTGCCATCGGTGGCGGCTTCGGTGAGCTGGCCTACCCAATACTTCGTGTCGCGGTCTGGCTCGTCGTCGTAGGACTTCATGCGAGGAGAGAGTTGCCAGAGGCCGCTTTTAATGCGGTTACGGCCAGCGCGTATGAAATGACCAGGGAAACACACCCCGCCGCAATGCGTGAACTGGCAAAAAGATTTGTCATGCTGCTTTGAGGCCCGGCATGAGGAGCATGGTCTTGCCTGTGCCGCCGCAGCGCACGACGCACTGGGGGTAATTCCGCTTGAACCATGGGATGAAGTCTGGGTCGTTCCAGCAACCGGGGAGTTGCCAGTTCCAGAAGTGGTAAATCTGAGGGTCGATGGAGAGAGTCAAAGCGCCTACGCCCTCGATGGCGCGGAGGTCTTGCTTGGCGTGGTCGGCGGCGATGAGGTGCTGGCGGGCGTCGGCTTGCACAGCCTTGGAGTTCCACTGGGCGAGGAGCTCGTTCTTTACGCCCTCGGCCACTTCGCCGGGGATGTCGCTTAACGCTTCTTTGAGTATTTCCATTATTGAAAAGGGGAGCCCCGGTTGCCGGTGGCCTGTCCTGAGACGAGGGGCCACCGGCAAGGGCTGGGGGGCGGGTGTTACGCAGTTGCTGCGAATTTTCCGAGAACCTGCGGGTTGCTCACGGCAACGCCGAAAATGGCGTCGCAGAAGCCACGGCGTCCGCCGCCACGGTCTTCGAGCTCTTCCATGCGAGGCTTGCGATTGAAGCCGATGGAAACGAGGTCCATATCGAGCACATATCCGCGAGCGGCCGAGACGGCTGCTGCCGCGCCATGGGCGAGGTAGGTGGACACATGGAGTGACAGGATGCCGAAGTCGCCTTCGTAGATGTCGATGGTGTTCACGATCTTCTTGTCTTCGACATTGCTGTTGAAGGTGCGGACGCTGGACATGACATTCGTCGAGCCAGTCTGAGTGCGGATGAAGTTTGTAAACGCACGCTTGAGGGCGACGCCGCAAACGAGGTCGTAGTTGCGACGAGCGCGGCGCACGCCGTAGATGCTCTGAAGCACATCGATGACATTGTTCTCGGTGAGAGAAGTAGTGGCAGTCGTGTTGATCGAAGCGGCTGGGGTGCGGAACGCGGCGGGAACGGCGGTGGCTGTATCGGCCTGTGCGGTGGCTTTAATCCATTCGCCGATGCCGCGAGTTTTGTAGGGGTTCGAGCCGGACTGCACTTGGCTGTCGTTGTCGGAGCCCATGATGGCTTCGATGTCGATTTTCAATTCGACGAGGGCCTTGGCAGCGGCCTTGTTGAAGGCTTGCTTTTTGCCAACACCTGCCAAATCAGAGACTTGCTCAACGAGGTCGTCTACTTGAAAGCTGCGGCGTGTCTTTTGAATTCGGCCTGAGAGGAGTTCGCGGTTGGCGTGCTGGTCGTCGAAGGAAGACACATCGTCATTAGCAAGAACGCCTGCGGTTTGCGGGTCGTTGTAGCGGTCGGCGGGCCACTGAAAAAGAACATTTTGAGGCTCTTTTGCCTTCTTGCACATTGAAAACAGGGGGGTGTCGCCGGGTTCGATTAGGACCATTGCGTCGGAAAGATCCTCGCGTTGGCCTTTGACTGTAGTGATGGGGGTTGCTGCCATAATAGTAGTTTGGGGGGATTAGGTTTTGGGGTTGGTTAGTTGAAAAGTGAGGCGACGAAATTTTCGGCGGCGTCACGGTTTCCAGACTTCTTCAACGCTTCGAGCGGGTCGGCTTGGGATTTGGTCTTGGGGGCGGCTGAGGGACTGACAACTTTCGGGGCTACGGCTGGCTTGGCGGCTGCCGGTGCGGCAGGCTTGGCCTTGGCTGTGGCGGCTTTCTTTTGGATGGCCTCGGCTTGCTGGAAGCGGAGGGCTTGTCCACGAATGGCGTCACCGATGATCAGCTCCAGATTCGGTAGCTTGGCGATGCCGGGATACGCTTGGAGCGTAGCCATCATCATCTGCCTGGCCTGGGATTCTTCTTGGAACAACTCGGGGTAAACCTGCCGGGCTTCGTGCTGGAAACTCTCGCGTTGGGCAAGGTAGGTCCGGCGGGCTGGCTCGGCTTTGAGAATCTGGCGGGCGACTCGCAGTCGTTCTTGAAGCTCTTGCTTCGTGAACTTGCGGGTGCTGCCGTCTCCCATAGGCACTTCCACTTCGCCGCCTTCGTAGTCGGCTTTCGCAATGAGATCGGGCACATTGTCGAGCACGGTATTGGCTGCGGCGAGGCGGCTTTCGAGGGCTTCGGCGCTGGTCACATCGGCCAGCGGGTCGGCTGCATCTTGCAGCACGATAGGCTGGGCGCGGGTGAGCGCATCCTTGGCGGCGGCGAGTTCGGCTTGCAGCGTGGTGGCTTGCTCCTCGGCGCTTTTGGCGCGGGCGGTAAGCTTGTCCACTCGCTTGGCGAGCTTCTTCACGGCGGGGGCTTCGGCAGACTCAGGGTCTTCCTCGGCGGCCTCGTCGGCGTCTTCCTCGGTGGCGTCTTCGGGTTGTTCAGTCGAATCGGACGGATCAGACGAATCCTCGGTGGACTCGGCGGGATCGGCGTCTTCGGGCTGATCTTCTGGGGTGTTGTCAGTAGGGGTCTCATCCGCGACTGCTTCCTGGTCGGCCTCGGGGGCCGCCGGAGTCTCATCAATGGTCGGGAGCTTGACTCCCAGCGCGTCGATCC